TATTGTAATAATCACAAACCAAAAACATATCCAAGAATCAAAGGTCGTAACGCACCTACCAACCTTCAAGACCCTATAGAATAAAAAAAGACCCAGTCTTTCCTCTGGGTCTTTTTCGTACAGTCTGTCCTTAACTGTTCAATGAAAGAATACGAAATGTTTGCAAACTTCACATTGTCTATATGATGTCAAGCATTCCTTTCGTTTTCATACTTTTATTTAATTGTGTTTTGTACTTGCATACAAAGCCTAGCACTTTACTAGGTGTGTATAGTATAACAACTCTGTGTACTAGGTGTAAAAAAAATTTTTTTTTATTCAAAAAATCCAGAAACATCATTCTGGCTGCAAGTAGAACACAACCCATCATAGAGCATATCTGCCCAGGTAGGTTGTAGACATTGGTCACAATCAACTGCCTCTATATCTGCCATACTTTCCTTTCCATACCCTAGGCTAGCTAGGGCATATACAGGGAGGAACATGAATAAAGAATCATGTTAATCTCATTATAACAAGAATCGCATCTTGTTTGTTATTATTTAGATACTTGTATTATATCTGATACCTGTTACTATTCAAGTAACAAAAATTATTTAGAAGTAGGAAAGTACAGGTAAAGAGGGAATCAGGCTCACGAAAGCTGGGGATACTTAGAGTATAAACGAGAAAGGCAAACCCAGTACCCAAGGCTTACAGAAACTAAGTAATCAAACTTTTTCGCAACTATATTGCATAGATGCCTGTTATGGAAAACCAGCTAGACTAAATACATTGAAGAAATGTAAAGAGTGTAACTCTAAACTAAAATCAATAGAGAATACTAATAAGTATTACTGTGATAGTAGTCCTACTATATGTAGTCAATCTTTAAAGATACACTATATCTAGTAGTACATTTTTACTACAGTTTGTTACACATAAATATTGATGTCTAAGACATATAATAATAGGGTAGTCAGATTGACATTTGCATTATATTATATGGGTTTGTGACTATATAAAAACACTTTGTCATTGTTTGTTGTTGTACTGTATCTAAATGTTTTATTGTGGTTATGTGATGTAGGAATATGACGAAAGACTTATAGCAAAAATCTTAAACAACCCACCCACCATTTTTATATTGCAGGTAATCTGCTGCGCAGATATTCAGTAAAGGAAATAAAAAAAAACTTCATTAAATAACTTGCAATAAATAATATATAGTCTATACTTGTTTACAGTACAGATTAAATAAGGAGGAACAATGGATATAATAATAAAAATAAATACAGATAACGAGGCGTTTACTGATAATGAAACGCAAGTTATGAAAGAAATAATATCAAGTCAAATAAATAGAATTGATGTTCAAGATTTTGTTTATTTATATGACATTAATGGGAATAAAGTTGGAACAGTTGAGAAAGTGGACTGTTTAGCTGATTATTACAAAGCTATATATGATGATAAAATTTTTGCACAGCAGTTTGAATACATGTTTGGAGATAATGATTATCCAACAAAAATAAGGCAGGAGGAATAACAATGAAAGTATGGCAATTACAAAAAGCCACAGAAGTATTTGAACAATTTAAAAATAATGGATTTGTTTTAGACATGTGGGACTATAACGAGTTTTTATATTATGCGTTTTTAGGAGTGGATTTATCCAAAGCTAGAAAAGAGGAGGTATCACAATGATATATAAAAGTATAGAAGTATTAGATGAACAAAAATTTGGACCATTAAGATTTGGAATTTGTCAGTATGGTTTTAGATTAAAAAATAATTCAAATATGGTTAATTCAGATTGGTTTCATTATTTAAGTGATGTTAAAAATTGTGAATGTAAAAGAAAAAGTAACTAAGGAGGATAAATGATAAATACTTCATATTATCGTAATAAAAATATAAAAGAAAAAAGATTATTAATGAAAGATTTATACAAAATAAGAAAAGAGGAACAATGAAATTACACCATACAAAATACAAAGAAAACTATAAGAGATATATTTTAGATAATCTTCATGAGGTTGATTGGAATGGTAAAACATTAACAACAGATGAGGAAATAATAGATTATATTTTTGATAGATTGAATATCGAGTATGGTTGGAGAGCTGAACAAGTAGGAGAAGTAAAATCAATTACAGAATGGTTATCTGGATTAGCTTTAAATATTCCATACACCTATGATGAAATTATAGAGCTAGCAATAGCAATGGGCAGCATTGAAGAAAATCCTAATCAGAAATTAGAAGATAAAGTTGTTTCTAATTATTGGGAATTTATGGCCAATATAATCTTAGGATTTAAACCAAAGAAAGTAAAAGAACTTAATTAATCCCCTTAGTTAAGTACGAGGAGAACCCACCTTTTAGGTGGGTTTTTCTTTTACCTCTAATTGCACGATACAAGCGATTTAAGCAGCTTTCTTTTATTCTGGTATTGTATACCACTATTGACAATATACCACCTTAAAACGCATTTAAAGACATACTATATATAGTGGTATGTGCGCCTAAGACTTGCCTAAGATTAACTAGCATATTTGTCAACACTTGTCAACACAAAATAAAATTAAGTTAAATAAAAAATTGATTAGTAATTATATATATGTATAGTGGTGTTAACACATTAACGAGGAGGAATAATGCCTAGATATAAAGTAGCGTTTAGTTTTGATGTTGAATTTGAATGTCAAGAAGAAGATATAAATAATGAAGTAAAAATGTGGTGGTCTGAATATTTAGATATACCAGATTATAAAGTTACAGAATTAGAGGAGGAATAATGGAAAATATACACGAAACAGTTGATTTAAAGACTGCTAAAAGAGAAACTATGGATATCTACATAACCAAACAAGATATTCAAAGAACATACTACGAAAGTAATAGCCACATAAAAGTTAGTTACACTGCTAAAGGTTGGTGGAGTACTGATAACTTTACACTTAGTAGAGATAAAACACTAAGCGAATTTAGTAACTCTGGTGAGTGGAATGTTAGTTGGAGTAGTGGTGGACAAGATGACAGTATCAATGTCATCAGAAGATTAGAAACTGTTCAGCACATTATGGAGGATATGAAATATTTTTTAGAGTATGGAAAATTTATGAACGAATATAAGGAGGAAGAATAAACAATGGAAGAATTAATTTTTGATAAAGAGAATTATAAAAATCATTTTAAAAAAGCATGGAAGATTAAATTGTTTACAGAACAAGAACCTTACATGTACATTTGTGAAGATAAAGACAAAGTTTATTTTAAACATGGAATAACAAGACAATACAAACACTTAATAAAAGAAAAGGAGGAAGTATAAATGCCTAAAGTATCAGTAGAAGTAGCAACAACTAAGACTTATGTTATAACTGGATTGCAACAAAACGAAGTGTGGAATTTAGTCAATGATGAACACACACAATCACAATATCTTGAAGATATCAGAATTGGAAACTTTGATAATGATTATGTTCAAGAAGAAATCAAAATCGTAAGTGTAATGGAGGAGGAATAATGAATTGTATAACATGCAGAGAAGAATTGGACCAAGAGTTAGGTTGTGTAAATTGTTTTTGTGTTCAGTATTGGGCATGTGATAAAAAAGATTTACCAACTGAATTACAGGAACTAAGAGTATATGAAACTAAGTATATATAAGGAGGAACAATGAAAAAGTATGTAGTGTATTTTGATAGCGATAGAACCTACTTAGCAGATAGTAGAGAACACGCTATTAAGTTAGCACAACAAGATATAAAAGTAATACCTAGTTTATTTGACACAAAGCTAACTGCATGTGTTGAAGTACAGGAGGAGGAATAATGCAGAAAATAAATTGGTATAAAGAAGAACTAGATAAATATTATGGTGATAACAATAATGGATATATCTTTGGTATTGATACAGGAGTAGACCTTATCTGGTACAAAACAGAAAAAGAACGAGATAAAAATATGGAGGAAAGATAATGCAAGTTTTATTCAATGATTGGGATATGGTTTATAAATTATGGTGTCCACATTGCAATCAATGTTTAGAGTTAGGACACATGAATTGGACTGCAATCTTATGTGAGTTTTGTAATAAACAGATAGATAATAAGGAGAATTAATGTATAGATATAATATTAATATTACTTGTGTCATGTGTAATAAAGAGGCACAAGTAAGAGAGAAAAGACACATTACTTGTGGTAGTAAACAATGTCAAAAAGATTTAAAAAATGATAGGAGAAATAGAAAATTAAAACAGGGTAAGTATGCTGATGACAAAATAAAAATATGTGTAGATTGCAATAAAGAATATTTAACAGAACAAAGAGACACTAGAAGTTTTAAATGTGTTGATTGTAGGGTTTATAAAAAGAAAAGCTATGAAATAAATTGCGAATGGTGTAATAAAACAATAACTGTTGGTAGTAAAAAACATAAATACTGTAGAGATAGTGAATGCAGTCGTCTTTCTCAACAGAAAAAAGCTAATGACAAAAGAGAACGAATAGTTTTACAAGAAAGAAAATGTGAGCATTGTAATAATAAATTTATGCCTAATACTTACAAAGCTAAATACTGTAAAGATAAACCCTATGGTAGAGAATGTAGGGAGTTAGCATACGAAAAGAGAACAGCAAAAGGTTTAAGAGAAATAGAATGTTTTTTTTGTAAAGTTATTTTTTATCATAATGACCCACAAGTTTATACATGTAAGAGTGATATATGTATAAATAAAAGAGTAAGATTATCAGCAAAAAACAGAAGAAAGATATCCCAATATACTCCAAGAGATTGGGATAAGATGAATGGATACTTGTATCTTGTTTACAACAAAGATATCAATGTATATAAGTTAGGAATAACGCATATATCTTTAGATGATGAAGAAGGATACAACAGAATAAGAGAACATAACAGAATTGGTTTTGAGTTAATATTTATTATTCATATTGGAACATTTATGCAATCTCATAAATTAGAACAAGAAATACTAAATGAATTAGAAAATTTAGGATGCCTTATGAAAACTTATGAAAAGAAAAACACATTAAAGAATTTCATGGGACACACTAAAGGATATTCAGAATTAATTTATGGTGATGACATATCACCAGCAAAGATAAGAAATATGATACGAGAGGAGGTGAGTTAATGAACGCAACATTATTAGAGTGGTTATCACTTATGAGTACAACAGTTGTTTTATGTTGGTTACTACATAGAACTACAAACATAGCGTATTGGATAGGACTAAGCGATAAGGATAAAAATGATACACATATTTAGATGTATGATGACTGAACATATAACAGTACAGGATAGTGAGCCATATATAACAACAGGTGAACGACCTATGTGCGACTTTTGTTACGACCAAGCAGAAGAAGGTTGTAAAAAATAGTTGTTTACACGACAACATCTGTTACAATGACAGTAGATATGTACATAAGGATAAAATGTATAAGGTACTAAGTACATCAATCTATGGTGGGAGTATGGAGTTTGACTTTGATACTCTTAAAGAAGCCCAGATTAAAGTCAGGGAGTTAAAAGACCATGACCATAAATCTGCATTCATAGTTAGATTGATTACAGTAAATAATTAAATAAAGACAAAATAATGGGAGGTAAAGTGGTAGATAGTACTGATATTGAAGTAACGCTTAAAGATGTACAACATCAGATAGACCTAAGCCAACACAATTTGGATAACTTATTAGAACAAAGACAACAAATTGTCGTACAGGCATACCAAAATGGTATATCAATGATAAAGATTGCATCTATTTTGCAAGTTACTAGACAAAGAATATTTGCAATTATCAATGCAATTAAAACAGAGGAGGAATAATGGCTAAGTTTAACTTAGAAAATTATGAAACAGTAGAGGATAGATTAAAAGTATTCTGGAAAGAAAACCCAGAGGGCAGAATATTTACAGAAGTGGTACACGAAACTGATGATGGTAGTTGTGTAACAATCAGAGCTTTTGTATATAAGAATGAGAATGACAGTAATCCAATATCTACAGGGATAGCACAAGAAACTAAAGGACAAGGTGGATTTGCTAATACAGATGCGTGGGTAGAGAACTGCGAAACATCTGCTATTGGTAGAGCATTAGCGAACTGGAAGTATCAGGGCAGCAATAAGCCTAGACCTAGTCAGCAAGAGATGAGTAAGGTAGTTAAAGAGGAGAAACCTAAAACTCCTACAAAGAAAGAGGTAGCTAAAACTACTACTGAAAGTGCAGAGAAATTTGCAGAGGACATTGGCGCTAGTAAGAAATCTGTAGGTGACCAGATTAATGAGATACTAGAGCAGATGATACCTAACAAAAAGAAAATGCAGGAAGTTAAGACTAAAGTCTATAACGATATGGTTGAAGCCACAGAAGTTAGCGATAATGTTAACAACTGGACTGATACAGATATGAATAAGTTTCTCGACAGGGTAGAAAAAGAGTTAGAAGATGAGAACATTATTGATGTTGTGTTTGATAACGAAAAAGTTAAGGTATGCCCAGCTTGTAATGAAAGTGGTAATGTTGAGGACAACAGAGAGAAGAAGGCACAAGAGCCAAAGTATTCTAAGATACCTGACTTCGCCTGTAGCAACTATGGTGAGAACAATGGTTGTGGTAAAGGTTGGTGGGTAGGTAATGATGACTTACCAGAAGAATGGATTTAGAAAGTGCTGGAGAAATCTTTAGTGTTAAGAAACTTAAAGATAAACTACAAAAAAAGTATCCTGGTTACAACTTTGATGTACCTCCTTTACCTGATAGGGAATGTAAAGCACCAATCCTTTGTCAAAACAAAGATAAAGTTAGGTACACAGACAGTCAAGGAAATCTTTTTTGTGGACAGAGATATAAGTTAACGAATGAGTCAAACCCCTACGAATGGGAATGGAGAGTATGCCATGCACTACTTAAAGAAGTTGAGCAGGGAACTAAAACAAGTGAACTACCATTTTGATTATGAAGTATGGGTTGAATTTAGAAAGCGAGGAACAAAAAGATGAAATCACTTGAAAAGGTGTTGGAAGAATATTCTAAGAGTAAATGGAATAATTATTCTTACACTTATGATATTGAAAACTTTGATAAGAGATTATCTAAAGAAAAAAGGATAAAATTTCTTCTTGAAGGTGCAGATTATAAAAGATACTGGCGTGGATATCGATATCATTATAGAGTTGAAGAAGATAAAGATATATTTTATGATAAAAACATACCTATAGCAGATAGAATAATTACTTTTATAGGTCAATATCATTATGAATATCTTTATTTGCATCGTAAAGAGAAAAGTTATAGACAATATGGACATACTTTACGAACATATTATAAAGAAGCTATTGAAAGAGTTGATGAACTAAAAAAAGGTAAAGAAAAAAGAAATGGTCTAGAAGAAGCATTAAATACTTTACCAAAAGATGATTTAGTTCAATTACTTATTCTAAAAAATAAACAATTACAAGACCAAACAGAAATGTTTCAATCTTTAGAGCAAGAAGTAGTTTTTGCAAACAATAGAGCAAAAAAAATGTGGCAAAAGATGAACGCATATAGAGGATTATCTTGTGTTGTTATGGATATGGACATAAAATCAGTAAATAAAATATTAGACAGAGTAAAGAAGAATAAAACTACTTTACAAAAAGCATTAATGAAAGGATAGATATGATTGATGTAATGTTAAGTAAAGCAACAACAGGTATGTTAATTGCTGAACTTTTAGGAAGAAAAACAGATAAGGATATGCCTTTGTTTACAGCAAATAGTATACTTTTACCTACTGGACAACAGCAATTACTAGCAATACTTCCTAATATTCAAATACTTACCAACATACAAGAAGAAGAAGAATAATGGAATATAGCGAACTGGATTACCAGGACAGGGTAGAAGGAGGTGTTGGGAAAAAAGCAGAAGATATTTTTGAACAACACCTTACAGACTTAGGGTTAGTAAAGCAGAAAGATTGGTTGAAAGCTGCAACTAGCCCATGGGAACATAGTATTGATTTCTTTTGGTACTATACAGACATCATAACTATTCCTGATTACATCTTTAATTTAAAAAATAAGTTGTACTTATCAGAAGTAAAAGGAACAAAGAAAATAAAGTTTTCTGATATGGTAAAGCTACGAGAGATGTATGACAGAGCTAAAGATTATGATGAAGTTGTTGTTGGCATCTCGTATGTTAATGTTAGAACAGCAAAGGTAAAATGGTATTCTTTTGAACAGGTCCTAGAAATGTGGGATAAAGTAAAAGAACATCATGTGTATCACGAGAAAGACTTTAAAGGAGTAGAGAAGAAGTATAAAATACTTCCATTCTAAAATACTATGACAGAAAATTACAGACCACTACCAGATTATCTAACAATTATGCCCAGCAAGATAGAGGGATTAGGTTTGTTTGCAATTAAAGAGATACCAGCAGAGAAGTCGTTAGGCTTGACCCATATATGGAAGTGGGATGAGCCTAACCACTATCTGCGTACTCCATTAGGTGGTTTTATTAACCACAGCGACAATCCTAACTGTTATTTAATAACAAAATCTGCTTACACAGGTACAAAATTTCTTTACACAAAAGAAGTTATACCACCACTCACAGAATTGACCTTAAAATATAGTTTGTACGAAGTATAGCTAAAAGCCTATAAACATTGAGGATTTACACCCACGAGGTTGCGTTTTAAGAGGTTTATTTATCTCTGTGGCACTATGTACTACAGAATTTTAAGATTATCCCAACCTTTTTCATTAACTGTAAAGGTTAACACTCCAGGATGTGACCACATACCACTTCTAGCAGTAAAATCAATGGATTTATCTAAGCTAGGTGATTGAAACCAAGTTCTGTCACCCTGTTGCTTTGCTCTGAAGTGGTGATAGTGTCCTGTGATTAAGATTTGACATTCACCAGCAGGTAAGAAGCCATACATCTGACCCTTCCACCAACTTTCTATTTTATTTTCTGGATTACCAGAACCAGAAGTCATATGTCCATGTGTCCAACCACAAGTAATACCTTTTATATCCATAACTTGATGAAATCCTTCAGGTACTTCTACTGTGACTTTGCCATAGCGTTCAGGATTAGCTTTCATTATCTCATCACATATTTGTAAGTGCATAGTATCTGTGTTATCTAATCTATTAGTAACAACTTGACCTTTTTGTGAACGAGATGCTTCACCATGGTTACCAGGCGCACCAGCTAGTACTAACTTATCTGCTAGTGGTAAGAATGTATCAATAGTTTTCATTATCATTGACCTAGCCAACGCATATTGTTCTATCATTGTCAACTCAATATTAAATGGTTGACTGTCATAAAATCCATAACAGTTTTCAGTAAGGTCACCTAGTCCAATCATATATATTTCATCTATTTTGACACCTGCCTTACGCAGTTCCTTAATTCTATTTACTGCATCTTGTAGGGCAACCTCGTAGCGTTTAAGGGTATTCTCAACGCCATAATCTTTCTTACCTAACTGCCAATCAGCCATAAAAAACAAGAAAGCAGTATCACCACCAAAGGTTTTAGGTTTTAGAGGAGGTTTTTTACCTGCTTGTTTGAATAATTGTTGGAAATACTTATCGTGTCCAGGTCTTTTCTTCTTTACTATCCCTTTAAAAGCATAAAAGGTAGTCGTTTGACCACCTTTTAATTGTGCGTTCCAGCTACTAGCTCTGACTGAACCTTCTATTTCATAGACTTTAGGGTCAAAACCCCAACCTTCTAGTATCTGGTCAAATTTCTGTCTGTAATTAGGGTCTGTGCCAACATGAGTAATCTCACCCATACCAGTTTGTTCGTTGACTTCCAGACCTGGTTGCCATCCTGATTTATAGAAGTTATTACCCCATTCTTCAGGTATATTATTCTTGGACATCTGTCCTCCTTTGCCCTGTCATTGACAGTTTACTACAAAGGAATGACAATTTCTACTAACTAATTTTTTTCTTTGCAAATGTTTTAATGACAGATAACGCTGAACCACCACCTGCAATAGCTGCAATTTGTAATGCTGAAGCATCTACTCCTGCTATTGGGCTGATTACTAAAGCTGATAGAAATGCTTCAATAAATGTCCAAATTGCTCTTTCTAACATATCTTTTAATTCATCACTCATTGTATTAATTTTCCTAACTTTAATTTGTTTTCTATGTTCTCTAGTTTAGCAATAATTATGTCTAATTTCTTTTGAAATGCTTGTGGATGTATCATATCTGGACCAGCAGCATTGGATAAATCTTCTGCTGTTATGTTAGTAGATTTCTTTAATGCTTCTGTATCTACTTTATCCCATTCAATAATGAACTGTCTCCAAGCATCACCAGGACAAGCAGTTTGTTTAAACGAGGAGTGAGGTCTTAGTTCTCCACCTACTTGTTCGTAGAGCCACTTAATAGATTTAACAGCTTTATCTGAAGGTTTGTGGGTAGGTTCGCTACCACCAAGCCAACACACA